AAACGAGTTTTACAGACAGTTTCCAAGAACTGAAGAACACGCGTTTAGAGATGAAGCTAAAAACAGTATATTTAATTTAGTTAAAATATACGAGCAAGTAGATTACAACGATGGCGTTGGAGCACAAGGAAATATTAACGTTGGTAATTTTCAATGGGTAAACGGTGTGAAAGATACACAAGTTATATTTTATCCAGATCCAAAAGGTAGATTTAACGTTAGTTGGTTTCCGCCAGCTCACATGCAAAATAAAGTGATAATTAAAAACGGTATTAAATATCCTAGTAATGAGCACATGGGTGCTTTTGGTTGTGATAGTTATGATATATCAGGAACAGTAGATGGTAAAGGTTCTAATGGTTCTTTACATGGATTAACAAAGTTTAGCATGGAAGATGCTCCACCTAACCATATGTTTTTAGAATATATATCTAGGCCACAAACAGCAGAGATATTTTTTGAAGATGTATTAATGGCATTAGTATTTTATGGCATGCCATTGCTTGCAGAAAATAACAAGCCTAGATTATTATACCATTTAAGACGTAGAGGTTACAGAGGCTACAGTATGAATAGACCAGATAAAATTTGGAATAAGCTATCTGTAACAGAAAAAGAAATAGGTGGTATACCAAACTCTAGTGAAGATATAAAACAAGCTCATGCTGCAGCTATAGAAATGTATATACAACAGCACGTTGGTCATTTAGAAGATGGTGTTTATGGTAATATATATTTTAATAGAACTTTAAATGATTGGGCTAAGTTTGATATAACTAAAAGAACAAAGTTTGATGCTACTATAAGTAGTGGGTTAGCTATTATGGCTTGTAATAGACACTTATATAGACCAAACGCAATAGTAGAAAAACCTAAATTAAACATAAATATCGCTAAGTATAACAACTCAGGCGGTGTTTCAAGAATAATAAAAAATTAATATGAGGCAATTTCCAAGTCAAGTAGTTAGTGATGCAGAAAAATTAAGCTATGAATATGGGCTTAAAGTAGCTAAGGCTATAGAGGGCGAGTGGTTTGATAAAGATAACTACTCAAATAGATATATTTATAATAGAAATAATTTTAGAAATTTAAGATTATATGCTAGAGGAGAACAGCCAATAGAAAAATATAAAAATGAATTATCTATAAACGGTGATTTAAGTTATTTAAATTTAGACTGGAAACCAGTGCCTATAATACCAAAGTTTGTAGATATAGTTGTTAATGGTATATCTGAAAGAGTTTATGACGTTAAAGTTTATTCTCAAGATCCTTTTGGTGTAAGTAAAAGAACGCAGTACATGAATAAAATCATGGAAGACATGAGGACTAGAGATTTAAAACTTTTTGTTAAAGATAGGTTTGGTATGGATTTATTTAACAAAAGTCCAGATTTATTACCTGACTCTCAAGAAGAGTTAGATCTTCACATGCAATTAAATTATAAACAGTCTGTAGAAATAGCTGAAGAACAAGCTATAAAGACTTTAATGGAAGGAAACAGATATGATCTTGTCTCAAAAAGATTTTATTATGACTTAGCTGTTCTAGGAATTGGTGCTGTTAAAACAACTTTTAACACTTCAGAAGGTGTTAAGATAGAATATGTAGATCCAGAAAACTTAGTGTATTCACATACTGAATCACCTTATTTTGAAGACATATATTATTGCGGTGAAGTAAAAACTATACCTGTTAATGAACTTGTAAAACAATTTCCACATTTAGAGAAAAAAGATTTAAAAGAAATAACAGAGTATAATAATAAAAATTACGGTAAATATAACGAAAAGCAATATAGAGAAGAAAGAGACGATAATAATAAAGTAAAAATATTGTACTTTAATTACAAGTCTTACATGGGTGAAGTTTATAAAATAAAACAAACAGCTACTGGCGCTGACAAAGCTATAGCTAAAGATGATACTTTTAACCCTGGTAAAAGCGAAAATTTTACTATGGAAACCAGAAAAGTAGAGACTTTATATGAAGGAGCTTTGGTTTTAGGTACTAAAAAACTTTTAAACTGGGGTATGGCTAAAAACATGATGAGGCCAAAAAGTGATTATAGTAAAGTTAAAATGAACTATTCTATATGTGCACCTCGTATGTATGAAGGACGTATTGAATCACTTGTAAGTAGAATTACTGGTTTTGCTGATATGATACAGTTAACACATTTAAAACTACAACAAGTTATGTCACGCATGGTTCCAGATGGTGTTTATTTAGACGCTGATGGTTTAGCTGAAATAGATTTAGGTAATGGTACTAGCTACAATCCACAAGAAGCATTAAACATGTTTTTTCAAACTGGTAGTGTTATAGGTAGAAGTTTTACTAGTGAAGGTGATATGAATCCTGGCAAAGTGCCTATACAAGAAATAACAAGTGGTAGTGGTGGAAATAAAATACAAGCTCTTGTAAATAACTATAATTATTATTTACAAATGATTAGAGATACTACAGGCTTGAACGAAGCTAGAGATGCTGCTAATCCAGATCCAAAGGCTTTAGTTGGTGTGCAAAAAATGGCTGCGGCTAATTCAAACACAGCTACTAGACATATATTAAAGGGCGGTTTATTTTTAACTCAAGAAACGGCAGAACAATTATCACTTAGAATATCAGATATTATAGAGTATTCACCAACAAAAGATGCTTTTATACAAAAAATAGGAAGTCACAGTGTAGCTACTTTGTTTGAAATGACTCAATTACACTTATATGACTTTGGTATATTTATAGAGCTAAGTCCAGACGATGAAGAAAAAGCAATATTAGAAAACAATATACAGGCTTCGTTATCACAAGGTGCTATTGACTTAGAAGATGCTATTGATTTAAGAGATATTAAAAACATAAAGCTTGCAAATCAATTGTTAAAAATAAAAAGAAGAAAGAAAATAGCTCGTGATCAAAAAATACAACAAGAAAACATGGCTGCGCAAGCTCAAGCAAATGCACAGGCTCAACAAGTAGCAGCTCAAGCGGAAGTACAAAAGCAACAAGCGTTGTTACAAACACAAGTTCAACTAGAACAAGCTAAAAATAATCTTGAAATAAAGAAACTTTACGAAGAAGCACAAATAAAGAAAATGTTGATGGAACAAGAGTTTCAATACAACATGCAAATACAAGGTATTGAAAAACAAAAGAAGTCTAAATCAATACAGCAAAAAGAAGATCGTAAAGATAAAAGAACTAAAATACAGGCAACTCAACAAAGTGAGTTAATAGACCAAAGAAAAAACAATAAACCACCTAAAAACTTTGAGTCTGCAGGTAATGATATATTAGGTGGAGAGGCTATTGGTGATATGTCACAGTTTGGCCCAAGATAAAATTATTAACTATTATTATATTATATTATGGCAAAAAAGAAAAAACAAGAAGTAGCTGAAAAGGCTACTGAAGAAACTAAAGCAAACGAACCTAAAAACGAAGAAACAAAAGGTGACGTTACTAAGGTTCAAGAAAAAATGAAACAATCAGCTGAGGTTTTAGATGATAACATAACTAAAATTGATTTAAGAAAAAAACCAGAAGAAACTAATGAAACCAAAGAAGAGGTTACAAGTGATAACGCTGACGACACAGGAGTTGTTGAAGTCACTGAAGATGCCGAGCCCGTACAAAAACAAGAAGAAGTACAGCCGGAAGCCGAAACACAAGAAACACCTGTTGTAGAAGAAATAACAAAAGAAGAGGTAAAACAAGAAGTTGAAAAAGTAGAAGAGGCTGTTGTTGACGCTATTGAAGAAGCAGAAGCTACTGGTCAAGACTTACCTGAAAACGTGCAAAAACTTGTAAGCTTTATGGAGGAGACTGGTGGTGATATTAGCGATTACGTAAAATTAAATCAAGATTATTCTGGCATGGATAATCAAACTTTATTACAAGAGTATTACAAGCAAACTAAACCACATCTTTCAAATGATGAAATAGATTTTATTATGGAAGATACTTTTGCTTATGATGAAGAAGAAAATACAGAAAAAGAAATAAAAAGAAAAAAATTAGCTATGAAGGAGCAAGTTGCTTCTGCAAAGCAACACTTGGAAAGTGTAAAATCCAAATATTATGAAGACATCAAGGCTGGAAGTAAATTAACTGAAGAACAACAGAAAGCTGTAGATTTTTTCAACAGATACAACGAACAATCAGAGTCAAGCAAGAAAATGCAACAAATTTTTCAACAAAAAACTGATAGTGTTTTAAACGACAAGTTCAAAGGTTTTGAATACAATGTTGGTGAAAAAACTTTTAGATTTAATGTTAAAGATGTTGACAAAGTTAAAACAACGCAAAGTGATATTAATAACTTTATTGGAAAGTTTCTTAATGAAGATAATAGTATGGGCGATGCCGCGGGCTACCACAAAGGACTTTTTACTGCTATGAACCCAGATCAAGTTGCTAATCATTTTTATGAGCAAGGCAAGGCTGACGCGTTAAAAGAAAGCATTGCTAAATCAAAAAATGTTAGTATGGATCCAAGACAGTCTCACGAACCAAATGTGAATACTAGTGGGTTTAAAGTGAGGGCGCTTAGTGATGATACTCGTGATTTTAAGTTCAAAATTAAACCTAAAAATTAACAACAATTAAAAATTAAAAATTATGGCAATTACAAATGGTCCTAGTTTGAATAGTGTTCCTGCTTCACAAAAGCAAGCGCTTTCTTCAAACTATTTCGATTTTACGTCTACAGCCGGACAAGGCTGGGCGCAACAATACCTGCCTGACTTAATGGAAAAAGAAGCTGAAGTTTTCGGACCGAGAACTATATCAGGTTTT